ATAGTCTACAAGCGATACCATAAACCCTAAAGGTATAAGCATCGTTCCTACTTTTAATATTAACTCTCTCATACTCGATAATAGCTATTAGAAGTGGCTAAAAAATTACCCCAGTCTGCATCTGTGTTGTACTCCAGCTCCTCGAAGGTAGCTTTTAAAAATTTTGATGTTCGGTACTTGCTTCCGTTTACTCTTATAGTGAAGGTGCGGTCTTTTTGGTTTGCTTTTACGTTCATAATTAAAATACTTCTATTATAAATGAATTATCGTTTATTTCTATTACGTGGGTGTGTTCTCTTAAAACCTCTATGGTAGGATATTCATCTTTATCATAGTCGTTATGGAATTCATCTAAGCTATCATATTCTACAAGGTAGGTACATAATCCTATAACGTCTAACTCTATTTCTTGTTCGCAATCTTCCCCTAATCTCTCAAGGTGTTCAAACAAAGCTTTAAGACCCGCTTCACTAAATTTTTCTTGTCTTCCGTAGTTTTTAAACTCGTCTTTAAAATCGTAGTAATTAATTGTTTTTTTCATTTTGTTATTTTGTTATTTATTGTTAAAAAATGGGGAGGTTTTACGCTCCCCTTGTTGGTTTAGTTTACAAGTACCCATCTACCAGTTTTAATATAGTCATTG